ACTTTTTAAATTTTCATAATCATTAGTCAGTGAAATACCGGATCTTCCATATATAGATACTAGTCTATCAGGAGTTTTTTGAATCTCAGAACTAAGCTTAATAATACATTCTATAGAAGGGTCTATATCATCATCTAGTAATATAGCATAACGATAGTTTAAATCTTTTGCAACTCGCCAGCGTTCTATACACCAACGATTTTCTAAGTTATTAATAACTGTTATTCCAGGTATATCTCTTATTTTAGATTCTGGATTATTATTGATTATAACTATAGGAAGTATATCTTTAAACTTATATATAAGTTTAGCAACATTTCTCGGTCTCTTATAGTTTAATATAATTAATACAACGTCTTTAAGCATAAATAGATGCTGACTTTTTTACATAAGTGTAAACAGCATATCTTACAGCGTCAGAAGCGTGAGAGTTATCATCGTGTATAGTAGTAGGTTTATCAGTGTTAGGATTCCATTTATAGTTTGATAGAGCCATAAAAGCTTGAAACCCTGTTTCCCCATCAAATAGAAGTTTATCGTGATCAATTAGCGCACATAAGAAATTTATACCATCATTAACTGACTTAATAGCATTTTCACAATATATATCATAATCACCTGCAAAGTCAGCTCGTAATTGTTGCGCGGCAGAATCAATATATATCATATCAATACCCCACTGTTCTTCTAACTTCTTAATATTATCTGCAAGCTCAGAAGTTGTTATCTCTCCAGAAATATACTCATCAATTACATAGTAGAATTCACCATCAGTAGCTATAACAATGAAAGCATTCTTATCCCTGTATCCAACGTCAAAACCACCTATAACTTCGTAACGATTTAAGTTAGACTTAATATGGCTCAAATCTTTAACATGCCTAGCAGCATTTAGATTATAAACCTGCATTTCTGTAGTAGTCCAGTCACACTCATATTCTTGAGCAAAAAGTTTATGAGAAGTAGAACGTCTAGCTTCTTCAATATCTTTCATATTGAGTAGTGGGTTAGCTCTCCAAGTATAAAGAGCACTACCCCATTCTTCATAATCATCTTCAGTTTGTCCACGAAGATAATAACTATATAAATAGTTTGCTTTCCCACGAGGGGTAGAAATAAATAGAGCACGAGAATCGGGATATGTAGATAGAGCAGGACGAAGATCACGAGTAAAATATTCATCGTCTGGAATAATAGCAGCCTCGTCTACGATAATAAGATGAGCTGCACGACCTACGAGAGAATCTCTATTATTAGCTGAAAGAAGTCTAAATGTAGAGCCATTTATAAGTTTAACAATTTTATCTTTTTGATTAAAGCGATCTACTTCGAGTTGTAGATTCCTAATCATATCTGTAACATAATCCCAAATAATAGAGGATAGTGTAAAGTTAGGAGCAATAACCATAACCTGAGTACCAGGTTCTAAAAGTTTAGCTAGTGCTAATATACCGGCGGCAAGGGACTTGCCGGTACGTCTGGCAGATATGTGGGTCCAGAAACGTTTATTTTCTAGACCATCAACCATTCCCCATTGGCTTTCATTAAATTTTATACCTTTATTTTGTCCAACAATAATCTTATCGAGTAGTTTCTCGACAGGAACTTTAAAAAATTTTTCTTGTTTCATTCTATACCTTAATAATTTTTAATAGTGAAAGAACAAGAGCAGCAGCACCACCAGTTACAGAGCCTACCCAAAGTAGAGTTCTTAAGCTAACTCGCCCTGTTAGTGCCATCTCTCTTAAATCTTTCACTTCACGTTGCATCATATCTAAACGTATATCCATTTTCTCAAGTGTCTTGAGCAGCTGAGTATATCTCTCTTCACATACAGCTTCATGTGTAGATATATCTAGTTTCAATTTTTGAGTTCTTTCGTGTAATGTATCTACACTAGCTTCTATGTCCATAATCATTTCCTTAAAAATTAATTTTTAACCCGATCATGCCAATAGCAGCAGTATAATTTTTACTCTTATCAAAACCAGCTGTTAAATCAATTGATGCATTAGTAAAGACTTCTTTTTTAACTGACGCACGAAACTGTCCAACAGTGTTAAAGTCTTTAGATTGTGTTATTCTTGTTTCTATACCTAACCAGTCAACATCATATCTTATGCCTGCGTATGGGCGAGCTTCAAACATACTAGATTTATCTGGTAGAGTAGATAGTAATGCTGATCCTGATTGAATAGCAGAATCAATTTTTACTTCATTTAATACTACACCTACTAGAGGTCTAAAACCAAATACTTCTTTTCCAGAATAGACAGTAAGATCCGCATAATAATTTTTAACTTTTACCTTACTACTATTAGATAGAGCAAAGATCGGTAAAGAAGTAGTTGTAGAATAGTCAGTTACGCCAAAACCAAGAGAAGTTTTTGTCCATATATAGGCTTGTTTATTTAGAGCATAAACTGTAGCTCCGTAGTTATCAGAGCTAGAAACTGTATTTAGATAGTCATGGCTATTACCCCTACTAAAAGTACCAGCTATGCCTACTGTATTATTCTCGAAGGATTTCTGAACTCCAAATCCAATTGAACTAGTACGTACATTACCTGTGGTTTTAGCATAACCTAAAGAAGGTGTAGCCCAAGCTCCATCTTTTGTAGATATAGCATCAATTAAAAATGGGTTAAAACTACGAATAGCTATAGCATCTTTTAAACCTACAGCAGATACAGAAGCTTTTTGATCTGAAGAAGCTGTTTGAATAATCTTATCAGCAACTGTAGTAGTTATTACTTCATTAGTAGCGGTAGTTACAGGAGTAGCAACATTAGTAGTTGAAGTTGTTACCACTGGAGTACCATCAGTAGAATCTGTAGAGTTATCAGAATATGTAGTAACTGTTACAGGAATAGTTGTAGTAGTAGTAGTTTTAGGAGTATTTGTAGTTACAACTGTTGTAATTGGTGTTGTTTTTACAGTAACAGTTGTTCTTGGTGTCTCTCCAACAACAGTTGTTGTTCTTGTAACATCAATTGTCTTACTATTTTTAACAGCAGCGTCACGAGCAGTTGCAGTATAAACTGTTACACCAGTTGTTACAGTATTTGTAGTAACAGTAGTACCTCTTGTAGATGTCGAACTTGTAGTGGAAGTTCCATCAGATGTAGAAGAAGTTATCTTTGGAGTACCAGGAGCAGTTGAGACTACTGTCTTAGGTGGAGGAGCTCCACCACCATTAGATGCAGCAGCGCCGTTTCCGTTAGCACTAATTGTACCACCTACAGTACCTGCCACAATACCTTTAATAATATCATCAAGAGCAGTTACGTTTTGTTTTTGTGCAGTAGTACCTGTAACATTAAAACGAGAAGCATCAAGCCAGTTAGTATCGGCAACAGTAACAATAGTTCCTGTTACTCCCTGTCCGAGATTACCAGCGCGACCAATCCAGCTCATAGCAGAAACTGCACCAGAACCGTCTGAAATTAGGGGAATACCCTGAGAGTTAACGATGGCAGAAACTGCCGCATAGTTAACAGTGATACCCGAAGTCATATACTTTGTATTAACATTACTGGATATGTTATTTGTCATTGCAGAGTTTGCACCAATAGTAGTTGTACCACCACCAAGGGCTGTAATAAGCGCCGCAACGGAGTTGTTTCTAGTTTGGCAACAGCCAGGATTCTCAGTAATAAAGAAAGCAAAACCACCGTTAGTAACATATGTTTGATAGGTAGTTTGCTCAGTAGTAGTTAGTACGGCAGCATATCTAAGATCCCATACCTGTTGATAAGTGCTAGTAGCAGTCGGTATTAGTGCTAGATTTGTAGTGACGGTCACTGTGTGACCCTCTGCCTCTAATCTTCCTTTAACATTATTTGTAACTTGGTCATACTGTGCGTCGATAACTAGTACATTATCAGCAAAAGATAAAGAGGTAAACGCAAATAAAGCGATTATAGCCGCTAAAATATTTTTCATATTTTTAGTCTCCTATATTATTTAGTTTTTGTATCAACAAAAATAGGAGAACCTTTACCCTCTCCCTTCTTAGAAGCCCCTGCTTCTGCTTGTGCAGATCTTTTTCTTTTTACAAAGTTTGCTATGCCATTTTTTCCTAACTTATTTGCTTTTTCACGGGATAGACAAGCAGCATACGGATCACCAGGTTTTCCCTCACCACACTTACCTATACGTTTTCCAGTAGAATCATAACGATCCCACCCACCACTGCCTACTCCTCCAGTCTTACCTGTTCCAAACCAAGCCTGAAGTCCGCTACGAGGTTTCTTAGCCATTAGTATTTCCTCTTTGGATTAGGAATTACGCTATCTTTAAATGGAGTTTTTGCAGAAGCCCACTGATCGTAACTCATCCAATCTTTCTTAGGGTCACTAGGACGAGTAACCATTCGTCCTAGTGGAGTATAAAATTCTACTAGAGGCTGTTTAGAACCGCTTCTTACATCAGAACTCATTGCTTCCCAGAGTGCGTCACTAGTAGCTCTTTTAGGTTTGAAGCGCATTCTAGCCAAGATCTTACTTTCCCTTTTTACCAGCAATTGCCTTCTGTAGGGCAGGAGGTAGCTTCTTTTGTGCGGCAGTCATGCCGCCAGCTTCTTTCTTCATTCCTGGAGCTTTCTTTGCTTTCATCTTAGCCATATTATTTACTTCCTTTTTTAACAGTACTATACGTACCGCCTCTACGTTTATATTCTTGAACTAACCATCCGTTAGCATAAGCTGATGGGTATACATCAAATTTCTTTTTAGCTTCAGATTTTACTCTGGAGTAAAGAGCTTTATCATTTGGAGTAGATTTTTGAACCATAAGTATACTTTACAGCTTATTTT